TAATAGTGTAAATCCATTGAACGACGCGCTTGTGGAACGTGGTCTCTCACGTTAAAAAATCTCTGACATACAATATGACCTTCTAATGATAATAGAAACTCAAACTTTGTGATGTTTTCTTGGTTTTGGTAATTACTCATTTGTTCTAATTTTGATTGTTTTTGTTTTATTTTTTTCTTTTCTTGTTAGTCTAAGGAATGGATTTAAAAACATTGTCCATCGGTCATCGGATTTTGGTAATGCCGTAAAGATTCCATCTTCCATCATCATTCTCATAGTATTTTTATATGACCTCCCTTCGGGGTCTAAATTTTCATTAATCAATAATTCAATTCCCTCTTTTGCTTCATCCGTTAAAAAAGGATTATCTAAACTTACGATACGATTGTTTACGTCAAAGAATTCTTCACCAAATACACCGTGCTTTGTAACTCCTGTAAGTAAATTTGCAATTAATTTATTATGCTTATCTTGTTCGAATAGAACATTACATTTGTCTTTAACTTGTTCAACTGTTAGTTGTTGAGTTCTTAGTTCAGGGAAAAGAGATAAAAATCTCTTAATTCCCATTCCTCTTATACCTGCAATGTTATCGGAAGAATCACCACACATCATCTTAACTAATCGAACATTCTCGATTAAGATTTCTTCGTGGTTGTATACAATCGTATCGTTTTGTTTATATAACTTTTGATGTGACGGATTAAAAATTTGAGTAGTACCTGAAACAAGTTGTGTTAAATCTCCATCTGACGAATAAACTATTTTTCTTTCGTTAGGTGAGTTTTGAGTATAGTAAGCGATGTTATCATCAGTCTCACAATACTCATATTCTCCCTGTCTTACAAATAATTCTTCAAGATATTGTTTAATTCTATCTCTTTGATAGTTGTAAGAATTTAGTTCTTCTTCAGTTCTAATTCTTTGTTTTCTATTTTCCTTGTAATGGATATAGATTTTCTTTCTGGTTTGTGAACCCTCAAGTCCATCCCAAAAGACAACTATCTTGTCTAATTGATATGTCTCAAATGATTTCCTAAGAGTATTAAGAAAATGGTAGATTCCTCCAATATGTTGACCTCTATAGAACATATTCTTGACACCATAGAAACCAATCGTAAGTAAATTGTCACCATCAACAAGTAAAACGGACATTAAATTATTTTATAGATCACTCTCTTCTGTTACAACTTGTACGTCTGCGATGTCTGTAACATTAACACCTAATTGTTTTCCAATGTAATCACCATTATCTCTCTTATACTCCTCGATAGAACGTTTCTCTTCAGTGTCGTCCTTACCGTGCATAAATCCTTGTGGTGTTACCAAGATACGTCCATCCTCATATCCACCACCATTGATGTGGTTCTTACTGATTGAGATTTTGGTACGTGTTGCAATTCTGATTTTTCTCTTGTCTTTAGTGATAGAGATTTTAGTAGTTCCCGCACCTTTTTGGTTACCGAATAAGAATACTAATGATGAGTTTAACCAAATGGCTTCACCACCTTTAGCTTTGATTTTTGGTTGTCCAAAAGGATTGTCAGGTAATTCTACCCAAGGTTGGTTAACGATAACCAAACTGTTTGTGTAAGGTTTATCTGTTCTTCTTGAACCTGAAATACGTTGATTGATACCCATTCCAATTTTATCTGCCAAAACAGATGCATTGTGTTGTTTACCACCTTTACCATCATAAGTCATCTTACAAGGAACTGAACCAACTGAATCCCAAAGGAATAATAAGTCATAAGGAATATCACCCTTTTCTTGTGCATCCATCAATTCATTGATATAATCTGTGATTTGTTCAATGTATTCGAAATCACTATTGAAAAGGTATTCACCATCTTTATCAAATCCCATTAACTCAGCGTGTTCCCAACTCCATTTTTGTTCTGTAATAATGAACACAGGAAGGATTCCTTTCTTTTGCGCATCAACCGCCGTTTTTACTAAAGCCGTAGTTTTACCCGTATCACTATGTCCTAATAACATATTGATGTGACCCATTGCGGGACCTGGTATACCCGTAGCTTCATTAAACGCATCTCCTAAGTCGAAGAAACGGTCAGCTTTATATTCAGCTTCTTTTGAGAATTTCTTCTTGATTGCCGAAAAATCTGTTTTTTTAATACCTGCCATAATTTGTTGTTTGAAAAAGTGGGACCCTTGATGTTATCTCAAGTCCCCCTATGATTTAATTAAAAAGGTAATTCCTCATCCGCCTCATCTTCAGCCTGTGGGTCAACCACTGGTGTTGATGATTTTGGTGCTGAAATTGTTTCTTCAGCTGTTGAATTTGAAACCCATTTGTTGCTATTAGTGTCCCAACGTGGAACTTCACCTTTTGCAATCATTTCTAAGTAGTCTTCACCTTTCTTAGAATAAACGTCAGACCAAGTTGTCTCATCATCTAACCACGTTTTTGCAACATTTGCATCTGTGTGTAATGGACTTGCGTCATCGTTTAATACTGAATTAATAACGGTGTATTCTTTACCTGTTCCCGCTTTAGTTAAAGCCAAAGATAAGATTAAGTCACGACCATTTTCAGGACTTGTAACATCACCTTTGTTACGGAAAATAGGGAAGATTTTATCGATAACACCATCACCTTTAGCGTTGTGTTTAAATCTCCAAAACTTAGGACCATCTTGTTCGTGGTCACGGTCAATTACTTTTACAATGTAAAATTTACGAGAACGATAGTTACGTGCTAATTCTTTATCAGAATCCACACCAGTCATCATTAATCCTTCGTAAACCTCGTTCAATGGTGAACGTTTACCTTCTTGTGCTGGGTCATATAATTTTACCCACTTTCCATCTACCTGTACTTCGTGAAATTTAACTTCTACGAATGGAGAACTACCATCTTTAGTAGGTAGGATACGGATACGTCTTTCTTCACCCTTAGAACCCTTAGGTAATACGGTTGTAAAATAACGTTTCATACGGTCCTCTGAGGACATTTTGTTAGAATTGCCACTTGTGGCGTTCTTGTTCTTCTCGTACTGTGCTAGTACTGCATCAAATGTTGACATAATAAGAAATTTAAGTTATAAAATGTTTATAGTAAAATATACATAAAAAAAACCGAATTGAGAAATCCGGTTTAATATATTTTCAAAGTATTTTTTGATTGTTAACAAGGAACCGATGGGTTAATTGTTTGTGTTGAAACTAATCCCGAAGTTACTAATACATCATCTTTATAATAACCTAATACCGGTACATTTGTTTTTCTTGATAATAACCACGAAATATATGATGGTCCTGCCGCATTAAAGGAATAAGTAAAATTACGTTCTGTTGTATTTCCACAATTATAACCATTCGTTATCACTACAACAACTTTATTGTTATATGATGCATTTGCACCTGTATTCCCTGTTGCCGCAGCTAAATCTGTTGCACTAATACTATAGTTATACGATTGAAATAATTGTACCACCGTAGGTGTTGGAGTTGCGGTTGCAGATAATGTAGCCGTTGGAGTTGGGGTTGGTGTATCTGTAGGAACTGGTGTTGGGGTAGGAGTTGGGGTTGCCGTTGGAACGGGACCTCTTGTCTCCAATAATCCCCAACGGATAGTATAACTACCGTTAGTACCCATAAAATCATTTCTTTGACTAATACTATATCCGTAATTCTCAGATAAGTCATCAATCATTGATTGATTCAAATATTGACCGTCGACAACAATCATAAATTTACCTTCAGATGTTGCACTATTAACTAACGTATTAATATACGATAATGAACCGGTTACTGTGTCTGAATTATTTTTAGCTGTATATGATGATCTCATTGTTCTTTATAAATTTTATAACCCGAATCTATCCTTATGGAATTCATATTTTCTAGCAACTTCCAAACCTGATAAGTCACCATCTAATAATTCAAATCTACTTAAGGTAAAATCTCCGTATGTTCCATCTCCATTATTTGTACCATCCGCTTGACCTAATTGATAATAAATTGGGCCAGGTGTTGGTTGGTTATTATATGGTTGATCTCTTGTTAATGTTGTTGATCCCGCGTCGATACCGTTAACGTATGCTCTCATTGTGGTACCATCATATGTTAAAACAACGTGATTCCATTGATTAAATGATACATCTACTGAAGATTCAAAACTAATTAAACCACCGTCCCATAAACTAAAGTTAAGATTACCACCAACTAATTCAATAATTGAATTGTGCCATCCCGCTAAACTTGTTTCACCTAAAATGATACCGTTGCTTGATGCGTTTATCGACATAACCGCAGCAAATGCGGTAGATTTGTTTGGTGCCGTACCAGGGAAGTATTGTGCTAAATTGTTATTATTAATCAAATATTGTGATGATGTACTATTAAATGAAATAGTTCCACCATATTGGTCAGAATATAATGGAGAACCGTGAAGTGTTGCATTACTATGACCAATCATATCTCTAACCGCAGTACCTCCTGAATATGAATCATAGTTCGTAAAATCATACATTAAAATATAATTAGGGAATGGGTCAATTGAACTTTCCCAAGATATCGTATATGTTGGGTGGGTACCCATTTCAAATTGTCTCGATTCTATTGTATAACCGTAGTTAGTTGCCAAATCTAAAGCCATATCATCATTAAATAATGAACCGTCCACTTTAATTTGGAATAAACCTTTATCACTTGCATCTGAAATTAACGAATCAATATGTGATAAAGACGTTACCGATGTGTTTGATAATATGTTTGCTCGTGCTGATGTAATCATTTTGTTATTCTAATGTTAAAAGATATGATAATTTATAGACACTACCTAACATTTCGTCACGAACATTTAATAAGTTCGTATCGGTAGGGTCAAATTCATCCGTAAATTGTACTAAAGATTGTGCAATTGTTTTAATCATTGCCTTCGCATTGATGTCTGATAAATTTTGTATTTGTATTGTTTTATCTTCTTCTTCCAATACGAATCTACCATACTTACCCATAGATTCCTCAACAAATGTGTCGATTAAATCCGATAATGTATCGTAAATCATACCAAAGGCGTTATGTCTAGCATAACCTTTAGTTTGCCAATGTAATATTTTAAATTGTACTTGTGCTTCTAAAAGAAACTTTACTTTAGAACCTATATTCATCTTTTGCCTCCTCTTCAGGGTTAAACGATTGTTTTATGGTATCAGTTGGGTAATTTGTAACCTCATCCTTAGTTAAAATGTATTCGTTTTTACCACTTGCTCTCATTTCACCTTGTTTGTGTG